CTACTTAGCAGCAAACTTTAGTACTACATTGGTTGAACGTAGGGATTGGCCGCCAAGGTTTTCCATTGCGTCGCGCTGCGACTGTGGTATTGCGTGCGTGTAGATTCGCAGCGTCGTTGCGATGTCTGCGTGGCGGAGTTGGCGCTGAAGAACTGACAGCGGGGCATTCGATTCGACCAGCTCCGTTGCCAAGCCGTGCCGGAAAGCATGTAAGCCAGTGTCCTCGCTTGGAATTCCTAGCTTGCGAAGAACTGGCTTCAGCCCACACTTGACGACGTTGTCGCGCGACCGAGGCCGTAAGCCGTTGCGAGTCGCGAATAGGATGCCGCCTTGATTTGGCGTCCACTGGCGGATGTAGTTCCGGAGCACAGCCTCCAACGCGGATGGCATTGGAAGCATGGCGACGGAGCTTTTGGTCTTTGGCTGGCGAATCTGGCGCGTGTTGTCGTCCGAAGATTTGTTGACGCGCACAGTCCTATTGTCGAAATCCAAGTCGTCAATCGTCAGAGCTAAAATCTCTCCGGCGCGGCAACCCGTAAACCAAGCAACGGAGAACAGGGTCTTGAACGGCTCTTTGGCCTCTTCAATGATGAGCGCGGCCTGCTCGCGCGTGAAGAAGGGAACAGGATTCTCCCGAGTCGTCGAGCCAAGCTGTAAGTCAGAAAAGCCAACCTTCTGTACGCGCATCCCGCAGCGTTCCGCGTACTTCATAACTGCGAACACAGCAGCCAGCACGTTGACGGTTGTCTTTCCTGAGATGGTCTTTCTCAGGTCGGTTGCGAATTGCTGTATCTCGTGGACGCCAAGTTCGTTCAGGGCCAACTGCCCGAACCTCGGCACGATGTGAACGCGAAGGAACGACTCCATCGCCCGCACGGTTGCTGGCGACAGATTGGGCGCGATAGCCGAACGCCATTTGCTGACCGCATCGGCGAACGATTGGCCCTTGGGAATAGGGGCGATGCTTCCACGTTTCAGGTTGACGGCTTCCATGATGCGAGAGTGCTCGCGCCGGGCGGCGCGCTCGCTCATCTGGCTGAGATTTCCGATGAATTGCTTAACCTGCTTGGTGTAAGGAAGTCCGTCCGAGCCAACCGCGTCCACGTAGTGTGAAGAATACATGCCGCCGTTCTTCTCGATGACGAAGCTACCTTTCTGGAAACGCCTTCTTGGCACCGGCCCTCTTTTCAGGCCAGTGTTTTGAAGCGTTGCAGTGCTGTTTTCTAACGATTGGACTGTGGAAAGCAAGGGCGTCGTCATTCGCCCGTTGGCCGTGTTAGGGCTTCAAGAAAAGGGCTTGCAAAGGTCTTATCGGTCTGATAGAGTACTGGTACTGCGTTTCACTTGCCTCCGTTTGGCGTCCTGCCGAACGTTCTCCAAAATAGCGCAAATTCAATCGGAGAAAACTATATGGCGACAGCTTGCGTGGAACTCGAACGACTCGGACTGACTTCTGAACAACTAGAGCAGAATCTTGCCGAGGACATAGAACTGTGTTGGAACTCAGCCGCAGAAGAGTCTTACGAGCGCGATTGGGCTGAGGCACTGGCCTACGAGCGCGCTTGGAACGAGGCGCTGCACGAGAATGAATGGGTGTGGCAGCCGGAATGGGTTAAGGCTGTCATAAACAGCCCAGACTTCCGTCTCCTCACTTACGAATGCAGAGAAGCGAGTTTGCGTTTGAAGAAAAGCAAGAGCAAGCGAGCAGCATAGCCGAATCGGAGGGAGCGTAGTACTTCCGTACTACGTTCCTCTTTCCTTTGCAAAATACCCAAAGTCTCCAGGATGCCTTTTGCTTGCATCCGTTGAATACTAATGCCGTAACACTGTGCGGCAGCGATTGCAGCAAACTCTGAAAGGAAACCAAATGCTAGAAATCAACGCTGGAAAAGTAGAAGTCCATTGCGATGAATGCGGCCAGCCGATTCAGAACATCGATGACGGCTACGTTGTTTGGAGCGACGAAGTTCCTCAAGTCGGCTTCATTCACCGGACGCGCTGCGACTCACACCAGAAGCCGTTCAGCCGTTCACTCCGCGAATTTATTCAAGACCTGACATCAGACCTTAGCTAAAGGAAAACCCATGCCCATCGTTGCACCGAAGACTGAAAACAAGCAATTCGAAATCGCTACCGAAGGCCCTCATGTTGGCGTCTTGGCTGACGTGATTGACCTCGGCGTGGTCACGACTGACCGTGGCCAAAAGCATCGCATCCGGTTCTTGTGGCTGCTTGACGAAGAGGATAGCGAAGGCCGCCAGCTTAGCAGCGTTGAGACCTTTAACCTCAGCGCGAACGAGGCGAGCTTGCTGGCAAAGCGAGTCAAGTCAATCTATGGCCAGTTGCCGCCAGCCGACTTCGATTACGAGAAGTGCATTGGCGTCTGCCGACTGCTCATCATCCAGCACAACGCGGTCGGAGACCGTACCTACGCCAACGTCACCGGAGTGTCGAAGCTTCCTGCCAATATGCAGCCGATGAAGGTGCCAGCCAACTTCGTGCGAAGAAAAGACCGGAAGCAAGCGGCTTAAAGAATAACTCGGAGACAAAATGCACAGTTTGACCGGCTTAATGCGCGGCCTTGATGAACCTGTCAAAATCAAACCGATTGATGACGACGCCGAACCCATCTTCATCGTCCGCAATCCAGGGCAAGCGCAATCCATCCGCACAGATTTGAAGTTTGATGAACGGCTCGCTGCCGGAGAAATTAGCCGCTGGTATTCCGACAATGCGTTCCCGTTTTCCATGGGTGACGACGAAGAGATTGACCTCAAAATGTCGCATCCGGAGTACCACAAGCTCGTTCGATTCGTGAATCGCGAAGAGGACATTGAAGAGGAAGACGGGTCCATACGAAAGCACAAATTCGTTTGGGACAAACTGGCAGGACAAGCCATCGCATGGAAGCCCGTCGTGGTGTGCTTCAAGCATGAGAAGTTCTTCTCGTGGCTGACCAAAGTAGCGAAAGCCAACGCGGTTCAAGTGTGGAAGGAACCTAACGACCTAGAAGAGCTTCAAAAGATTAAAGCCCTCTTCGCAGTCAAGCCAGTCGGATTCAAAGACATGCCGCAAGCCGTGCTCGATGGGTGGCTCGGCGATGTGTACCGCGACCATCTAGCTGACTTCCCAATCGCGCTCGCTTGGCCGGCTCTCGTCACTGTGGCGGGAACACTCGTGCCGCAACCTAGCGGCATCCGGACCAATTTGTTCTGCGCTCTCGTTGGCCCTCCTGGCTGCGGTAAGTCACAAGCAATCGAGCGCGCGATTAAGCTCCTAGGTGTTGAAGACCCGCGTCTAATGCGTTTGAAAGCCGGAAGCGGTGAAGGACTGGTCTCCAAAATTGGTGACGTTGGAGACGCGAGCCGACTCTTCTTTCCTGATGAGCTATCTCACCTGATGTCGAAAGCCAAAATCGAGAACAGTAGCTTCCCAACAGTCCTCAACACGGCTTATTACGAGAACCGTCAATCCATCGTAATGGCGAAGCAGAAGGTCGTCGACTTCAGTTGCCAACTCAGCGTGATTGGCGGATGCGTTGACACGCAATTCGGAGAAGTGTTCGCGGCTGGCACAACTGGAGGACTGCACGACCGATTCATCTTTGGCCAGAGTCCGGAAGACTTCATGTACGAGTACGAGCCCTTCAACGGCGCCAGACTCATCAACCCGCCCGACGAATCAGGATTCCGAGACGCGTCGCGGCCCATCGCTGTGGAAGTAGATTACCAAGTGTGGAAGCTCCGCAAGGAATGGGAGAAAGACATCCCTGGCTTAACAGGGCGCGTGTTCGAGCAAGCAATCAAGGTCGCGACAATCTGCGCCTCGTTTGATGGCCGTAAGACCCTTACCGTTGATGACCTAGAACCCGCAAAAGAGTTCGCCAGATACCAGACGCAAGCCCGAATCCTTTTGCAGCCGAACCCTGGTGAGAACTATGAAGGAAGGCTCGCGCACAAATTCCTAAACTACCTTCGTCGTGTTGCCCCTGACGGTGAATGGGTCGCACGCCGTGAGATGTTGAAAGCAACTCGTGGATACGACCTCGGCCCGACGCTATGTGACCGCGCCATCTCCTCCCTTGAATACAACGGAGACCTTGAGCAGCAGAAGATTGGCAAGGAAGGCAAAGTCAAAAAGGATGTCGTGCGACTCGTCCCCAAGCAGTAACGACGCTAACGCCCTTCAAACGACTTAGCTGCCAACCTGTCAACCTGTTTCCTTTAGTGAGGGAGGCAGCCAAATCAGATGCAAAACTGCTTGTAGACAGGTTGTAGACAGGTTTGTAGACAGGTTGGCCTAATGTCAATGCAATGAGAAGGTTACTCTGCCATCTCCCTCACTAAAGGAAAACAGGTAGACAAGTTGACTGAAAGCATGGCTGAAAACGCCAACCTGTCTACCAACCTGTCCGCATTCAATTTGGATACAGGTTGGCTGACCCAAAGCCGTTGCGCGGCAGCCGTCGCACGCGAGATAGGTACATAGCCGGTCTGACTGGATTTTCGGGTATTCCGATTTACCGTCGCGCAGTTGATTTTCTTCGCACGACCAAAAATATCGGCGCCGGCGCCGGCGCTGGCGTTGCGTAGAGTACTGCTTCTCCGACGTTGGCAGCGCGATTCTCCGGCGAATAGGAATGATGAGAGGACGTTTAGCATGGGCAAGCAACGCACGTTAGAGGTTGTGGAGCGCGATTTGAGGAGGGTGAAGCGAGCGGAGAAAAAGCTCCGGTCGAACTACAACGCCATCCACCGATACCTTGCGAAGGAAGGTGGCATCGAAGGGCTGCCAAAGAAGGACGAGCTGCCATCGGGAAAGCCGCCAAAACTTTCCGTGTACGTTCGCCACCAGCGGGAAATCTCCAAGGCTTTGAAGATTTGTTTGGATGAGGTGCGAACTCTGGCCGCCGAGAAGGCCGCGCTCGAGTTGCAAGTCCGGGAGACCACAGATGCTTACGCTTTGTGAGTGCGGGTGCGGGTTGCCCGCGCCGATTGCACCTAAGACAAACACCTATCGCGGATGGGTAAAAGGGCAACCGCTCCGCTTCGTAAAGGGACACCAGCGTCTCGGTTCCGACGCGCGACGAAGCCACGGCATGTCCCACACACGCGAGTGGGATAGTTATTGCAATGCAAAGCGGAGATGCACGAATCCGAATCACGAATTCTGGGAGGACTACGGAGGGCGCGGAATCGAATTCCGGTTTGCCAACTTCGAGGAGTTCTTCGCTGAGCTTGGACCTAAGCCTGAGGGACTCACACTGGACCGAATCAACAATGACGGCCACTACGAAAAAGGCAACGTGCGTTGGGCTACAAGAGAACAACAGCGAGGAAATCGACGCGATTCGAGGAAGGCCGCATGACCTTCGCGGAACAAGCTGACGCCTACATGGCAGGAGTTCTTTCTGGCTCGATACCTGCGTGCCAGTCAGTTCGCTTGGCTGTCCAGCGCGAGATGAACGACCGCGCGAAGCAATCGCAGGAAGGATTCCCTTTTCGCTTTGACGACGCGAAGGCGGACCGCATTTGCAAGTTCATCGAATTGCTCTGCCATATTCAAGGCCCCAAAGCCGGTGAGCGCATCAAGCTAGAAGACTGGCAGGTGTTCGTCGTCAGGACCATTTTTGGCTGGCAGTGGAAATCAACTGGCACACGTCGCTACAAAAGAGCTTACCTAGAAATTCCGAAGGGTAACGGCAAGACCATTCTTGCAGCGGGCATCGCGCTGTATCTGATGTGCGCGGACCTGGAGAAGGGCGCTGACGTTATCGCAACAGCATCGAGCTACGAACAAGCGAGGTTGTGTTTGGATTCCGTTCGCAACATTTGTTTGAAAGACCGCGTGCTCTGTTCGAAGTTTGGGCTTGAAGTGCTGGCGCACAAAGTCACGCAGCCGAAAACGGTCAGCAAGCTCCGCGGATTGCCTGCGAAGGGCTCTGCAACGGAAGGCACGTCGGTTCACGGCGCTGTGCTGGACGAGCTTCACTTGGCGAAAACGCGCGCCGTCTACGACTCGCTGCGAACCGCGACTTCAAAACGACCGCAAGCGATTCTGGTTTGCATCACGACCGCTGGCAACGATGTGAGCGGCATCTGCTACGAAGTTCACACGCACGTCGAAGCGATTCTTGCGGGTGAGAAGGTTGACGAGTCGTTCTTTGGCGTCATCTACACAATTGACGACGGCGACGACTGGCGCATTGAATCTTCATGGCGCAAGGCGAACCCAAACTGGGGTATCAGCGTTGATGCTCAGGGCTTGCGCGAAGAGTTTGGCCGCGCGCTTCAACTGGCAAGCATGGAGGAAGGCGCAAAGCAAAAGCATCTGAACATCTGGTCGAACGACCTCGGCGAGACGCCATTCTTGAAGCTCGAAAGCGTAAGAGCCTGCTACGACCCGAAGCTGGCCGATGACATGGAAGGCGAAGTTGCGCTCGGCATGGACTTGGCGAGCCGTTTGGACTTGACTGCCGTTGTGCGGCTTCACGCGAAGCGAGTCGAGGACCAGTTGCACTACTTTGCTTTCTGCAAGGCTTGGCTGCCAAGCGAAACGGCTTCGAACGCGAGGAACAGCCAATATCAAGGCTGGATGAAAAACGGATTTCTAACTGAGACGCCAGGTTCGATTGTCGATTTGAGTTATGTCGAGGACCACGTCAGCGAGGTGCTTGGCAAGCATAACGTTCGCCAGGTGACCTTCGACCCTCTTCAATCGAATCTCCTAGTCACGCGCTTGCAGAAGAACTATCCCGAGCATCAAGAGGCGTTTGTCGAATTCACTCAGTCAGGAAAATACTTCACAAGCGGAATGTTGCTACTCGAGGAGCTTGTTGCTGACGGCCGGTTCCACACGAACTCACCGCTGCTGGTTTGGTGCTTGGCGAACCTGAGAGCGAAGAGAGGACTCGGCAATCTTTTGTTCCCAGTGCGTCCTAAAAACATCGAGATGAAGATTGACGGAGCTGTAGCGACAGTCATGGCGCTGTCGGCGTGCAGCACAACTCCGCTGGACGAAAGCACAACTGGCTCGCCGTACGATGAACGCGGCATCGTATTCATTTGAAATGGCCGACCGTGCGCAAATGCGCTGCCGTGCGCCCGGCTGCGGGACGCTAGTGCGTGGGAAATATTGCGAGCGGCATCTGCACGACAATCCGCGGAGCAACCAGAAGACCGACCCTTTCTATCAGTCGCCGGAATGGATTCGAACGCGCAAGTGGCGAAGGTCTCGAAATCCCATTTGCCAGCGCATCGTCAACGGCGTTCAGTGCATGAACCCTTCGTACCACTGCCATCACAAGCTAGGAATTCACACAGCGCCTGAACTTCGCCTCGACCCAAACAACCTTGTCATGCTTTGCCGCCATTGCCATCCGGACTACGAAACGCCGGAATGGCGCGAAGGCATCGACTACGTTCCCTCCGACACGACCCTCAGCGTTCTTTAACACGTAACACAACAGAGACGGAAATGCCGGGCGGTCGCTACTCTGTGGCGCGTATCTGGCAAATAACCCTATAAGCAAAACGGCTTGCGCGCAGGCGGGACAGCCTCCCACACGATGCATGGGCGCGCGATGGAATCAAGACCTGCGAAGTCCGGCAGGCGCTCGGACTGATAACCGAGCACCATGCGGCAACTCTTTTAGGAGGACTAATGATTACAGCAATCGCAGTCATCGCAGCACTGGCGGCAGGCTTCGGTCTTGGCCGCGTGAAGAACGCTGGCAAGCTGGCGGCTGCTCGCGCCGAACTGAACAAGCTCGAACTCGGCGTGTCCAGCGAAGCGAAGTCAGTCATCGCAGCTATTCGCTCCAAGCTCTGATTTCAACTCGTCACAGTTTCCTCGCGGTCTCGCGGGATAGTGAAGCCCGGTAAAACGGCGGTCTCATACACCGCAATCGTGCGTTCAAATCGCACTCCCGCAACCATTTCGAAAGTCGTCACAGATTTTGTGGCGCATTGGGCTGACCCCAAACTTCACATCGAGGAACAACAATGCCGACTTATGTAACTTCTCAAGCGTTCTCACCGCGCGGTACCGTCATCGCGTTCTTGGTGGAACCTTCCGTCGCGTACAACGTACTCGCGGAAATCAAAGAAATCAATTTCACGGGCGCGAAGTATGACCTCGCGGACGTGACCAACTACGAATCCGGCAACTTCCGTGAGTGGCTCACCACTCTTGCGGACAGCGGCGAAGTGAGCTTCACCGGGAACTACATTCCTGGCGACCCATCTCAGTCCGCGTTGCTCGGCTACTTCAACGCAGGCACGCTCGTCGATTGGCAAATCACTCTGCCCAACTCGCTCGGAGTCATCACGTTCCGCGCCTATGTGCAGAGCCTCGAACACAACTTGCCGCTCGACAAGGAAGCAACGATTAGCGGCAAGCTGAAAATTACCGGGAAGGTCTCCGGCTTCTAAGCTGACCCGCGATGACGCTCCTCGATAACATCCGGACGGCGCTCGGATTCAGCCAACCTGAACCTGAGCGCCGTACCAGCCTTGAAAATCCGAGCACGCCGCTTAGCTACCCTGCTGAGTGGCTGCTCGACATTTTCAACGGCGGTCGCACTGACTCGGGCATCCGCGTTAGCGAGATGACCGCGCTCCAAGTGTCGACGGTGCTGACGTGCGTCAACATCATCGCAAACGGTGTATCGAGTTTGCCGCTTCACGTCTACGAGAAGCTCATGCGAGACGGACGACTCGGCAAGCGAGTTGCTTTCAATCACGCACTCTACGACCTGCTTCACAGTGAACCGAACGACGAGATGTCCTCGGCCACTTGGTTGCAGACGATGATGTGTCACGCTCTGCTTTGGGGCAATCACTATTCAGAAATTCAACGTTCACGCGATGACAACGCTGTCGTCGCGCTTTGGCCTCACAACCCGACTCGATGCCGACCTGTTCGCTTGCTCGAAAAGCAGGAAATTGGCGGCGACGAGTATCCGGCAGGAACTCTGGTCTACGAAATCACCGAGGCGATGATTGGCGGTCAAATCGCGCCCGAGGATTCGACAGACGACAAGGTACTGAATCGGCGTGTCGTGCTCGCCGAAAACGTTATTCACTTGCACGGTCTTTCGCTTGACGGTCGCGTTGGTCAGGACACGGTCAACCTGGCTCGCCAAGCAATCGGTTTGGCGCTGGCGACTGAAAAGTACGGCGCGAAGTTCTTCGGCAACAATGCGCGGCCAGCCGGCATCCTGACGACTCCCGGCAAGCTCGCAGAGAAAGCCATCGAGACGTTGAAGCGCAGTTGGTCGGAAGCTCACGGCGGCGAGAACGCGCAAAAGACAGCGGTCCTCGAGTCCGGAGTGACTTACACCAAGATTGCCGCGACGCCCGAAGAAGCGCAGAACATCGAGACTCGAAAATTCCAGCGCGTTGAGATTGCGAACGTCTTTGGCGTTCCGGCGCGCATGGTTGACGGCGACGAACACGCGGCCCGCAGCACAGCGGAGCAGAGCGCCATCGAGCTACTGAACTATTGCTTGCATCCGTGGCTCAACAAGATTGAGCACGAGTTCAAGCGCAAGCTGTTTCCGAAGACCGGACGCAGCTCTGGCAAGTACTTCTCGAAATTCGACACGCGCCAGTTGATGTATCCCGACGCGGCCAGCCGTTCGACGTTCTACGGCAACGGCAAGCAGTGGGGCTACCTGACGGCGAACGACATTCGCGAGATGGAAGGCTTGAATCCGATTGAGGACGGCACTGGTGACCGGCTGTGGATGCCAGTCAACGAGCAGTTTGCCGACGACCCAATCACTCGCGGCGCAAACGACCAAGCCGACTTTGACACGAAGAATCCTAAGCCCGAAGTACAGGACGACCAGCCGTGAGCAGCCTAGTTATAGTCACGCCTCCGACGAGCGAGCCGGTTGACCTGGCGACTGCGAAGAACTTTCTTCGCGTGACCACGAACAACGACGACACGCTCATCTCGGCGCTCATCACTGCCGCGCGCGAAGTGGTCGAGACATTCACTGGCCGCAGCATCGCGACGAAGACCTATCGCCAGTCGCTCGACTCGTTTCCGTACTACACGGATTCGGTGATGTCGCAGATGGCGTATCCGCCGAGCTATTACTCGCTGCCGAGATACAGCACGACGCTTTGGAACTACAGCCAGATGATTAAGCTCTTCGCGCCGCCTCTGATTGGCGTGCTGAGCATCGATTACATCGATTCGCAAACGCAGAGCAAGCTGACGCTGGACCCGAGTAAGTACATCGTCGATTTGGAAAACGAGCCGGCGCGAATCTTCCCTGGTCCTGCTGGCGCGATTTGGCCCTCAGTTTTGTACGTGCCGAACGCCGTGCAGATTACTTTCACGGCTGGATACGACACTGACCCAAGCAGCGGTCCTGGCGTGCCGAAGGCAATCATCGCGGCGATTTTGATGCTGGTGGCGAACTACTACGAGAACCGCGAAGCAGCGCAAGCGGGTTCGTTCGGTTCGATTCCGAATCACATTGAGAATTTGCTTTGGGCGCATCGCGTGATGGATATGCAACCAACGCGAGGCTGAGATGAAAGGTAATGAGAAATGCCCATCAATGAAATACGGATACGGGCGGGCCGTTTGCGTCAGCTCGTCGAGCTCGTCCAACCAAGCTCAACACAAGATTCGTTCGGCGGATTCACGCAAGCCGGAGGCACGTCCCTCGGCACAGTCTGGGCGCAAATCGAAGCCCTGAGCGGACGCGACGTGCTCGCAGCGCAGTCGTTCACGAGCGTTGGCACGCATCTCGTCACAATCCGCTGGATGCCTGGGGTGGCTGCGAATCAGGTCGTTAAGTTTGGGACGCGGCGCTTTCAGATTGAGGCGGTCCTCAATCCTGACGAGCGGACAAAAGTTTTGAAGTTGCTGTGTGTGGAAGTGAATGACTCAAAGCAGCAAGGGAACTGACATGGAAAAACGGTCACTCAAAGTAGAAGTTCGCGCAGCGGCTGACGACCCGACTTGCATTGAAGGGTATGCCGCCGTCTTTGATTCGATGAGCGACGACCTCGGCGGCTTCCGCGAGATGTTAATGCCGGGCTGCTTCACTCGCGCGCTTGAGCGCGGGAACGACATTCTGTGCTTGCTCGACCATGACAAGCGCCAACTGCTCGGACGCACTTCGAGCGGGACCTGCAAGGTGATGCAGGATGACCGCGGATTGAAGTTCCGATGCTCGATGCCAGCAACGCGGCTCGGTCAAGACGTGATGGAACTCATCAAGCGCGGCGACCTTTCGCAATGCAGTTTCGAGTTTGGCATGGACCCTGACGACGATGACGCCGAGCTCTGGTCCGAAGAGAAGGACGAGCGAGGCAACTATTTCGTCAAGCGAACGATTCGCTCCGTCGCATTTCTCGGCGATTGCTCTGTCGTTTTGCAGCCTGCATATCAGGCGACAAGCGTTGCGGTGGTCTGATGCTGCTTGAGGGCATCTATGAACGGCTGGCGACTGACTCTGGCGTCGTTGCTGTTGGTGGCAGCGTGTACCCTTCGCTGGCTCCTAAAGAGAGCGTTTTGCCCTTCTGCGTTTACACGCAGGTCGGCGCGTCGAACGTGAGTAGCTTTGCTGGCACAAACCGGCTGCAAAGCGCGCGGCTCAGGTTCAGTTGCTATGCCAAGTCGTACGCGACAGCAAAGCAGTTGGCCGCAGCCGTGAAGAATTCGCTGCAAGGTTTGCTGGCGACGCTGTCGGATGGGACGCGAGTCGAAGGCTCCTGGCTCGAGTACGAAGGCGATGACAGCGAGGCGGATTTGCAAGGAACAGTTTTTGCGTCTCACGTCGACTTCAGTTTGAACTTCGTCGACAACGCATAAGAGGTGAGGAGATGAAGATGGAATACAGCAATTTCAGTCCGAACCGTGAGCCGAGAGCAATACCGGCTTCGTGCCCTGCTGAACTGAGGGCCAAAATCCAGCAATCGCGTGAGAACCGGACCGCGAAGCCTGGAATCAGCGTCGAAGCTGACGCCGCAACACTAAAAGAGTTTGCTGCCAGTTTGGAGCAATAACGCGGGCTAACACCAGCGTATCTCAAATGAGGAAAAACAGATGAGCAAATTGACTGAGCTGCGTGAAGCTCGCGCGAAGATTCACGCCGACCTCGCTGGAGTGCTGGCGCTCCCGCCCACGGCCGAAAACAACGAACGTGCCAGAAAGATGCTTGCCGATGCGAATGAACTCAAGACGCAAATCGACAAGCTCGAGACGCGAGGTGCATCCACCATCGGCGACGGCATCAAAGCCGAACCTGATGTTGAGTATCGCCGCGCGTTCCAGACGTACCTTCGCATGGGTGAAAGCACTCCTGCTGAGGCCAAGTCCATTCTTCGCGAAAAGCGCGCCAACGGCGAGGGCAACACTCTCGCGCACGTCGGCACCTACAGCGATTTGGGCTTCTTCGTTCCAACGGGCTTCGTGAACGACGTTGAAGTCGCCACCAAGTGGTACGCAGACCTGATGGGCGTGTTCGGCTCCATCGGAACCGGCACCGGAAATCCGCTGCCCTATCCGACCAGCAATGACACGACCCAGATGGCGAGCCAGATTGGCGAAAACGCCGGTCCGGTAAGCGAGCAAGACCTGCTTGCCAGCCAGCTCGTGTTCGGCGCGTACAAGTACACGTCCGGCGTCATCCGTGCCTCGGTTGAACTCGTTCAGGACAGCGCGTTCGACATCGAGGCGTTTGTTGCCAAGCAGATGGGCATTCGCTTTGGCCGCAAATGGGAAAGCATCTTCACCAACGGCAGCGGTTCCAGCGAACCTCTCGGCTTGCTGAACGCCATTGCTGCTTCCGGCGTAACGCCCGTCAGCGCAGTTGGTTCGAGCGCCAACGACGGCATCGTCGGCAACACTGCGACAAACAGCATCGGCTATCAAGACCTTGTGAACCTCGAGCACTCCGTAGACAAGAGCTACAGGCGCGGCGCGCGGTACATGATGCACGACCAAACCGTTGCTCACCTCCAGTCTCGCTTGGACAAGTTCGGTCGTCCGCTGTTCGTGCCTGGAATCAACGGCGAACCCGACCGCTTGAACGGGTATCCGATTGTCGTCAACAACGCCATGCCGGTTATCTCGCCCTCGGCGACTGCCGTTGCGTTTGGCTCGCTTGACAAGTACCTCATCCGCAAGGTGAAGGACTTCCAGATTCTCGTGCTGCGCGAGCGGTACGCGGATTTTGGGCAGGTCGGCTACATCGGCTTCTCGCGTGTGGACGGCAACTTGCTCGATGCCGGAACTCATCCGGTCAACGTTCTTCGGCAGGCCTCGTAAAGAAGAACTCACAACCTAACCTTGAAAGGCCCGGCAGCGATGCCGGGCTTTTCTTTTGACCGTCACATTGCTCGCTGATTTTGTGCGGCGGCCACACAGCTAGGGTCGCGTCCGTCCGGCGTGCCATAACGCCACCTCCAAGCGGCCCTAGCAACCTTTCCGGAGTTTGACATGAGACGCCATGTATTTTTCTTGCTTTCACTCACGTTCGCAGCGATGGGAGTCCTGACTCCGCCGTATGACACTTTGCTCGCAGTAGTCGAAGACGTCTTCGTTGTCGTTGGAGTTGCCATCGCGTATCGAGCGTGGAGAAAGCGGCCAGCATGAAAGCGACTATCTATCGCAAGGACTACATGGACGATGGTCCTGTTGAATCCCTTTACCGAGTGTTTGAGGGCGAGAAAGAAAACCTTGACGCCGAGGTTGCGCGACTGAACGCGCAAAAGGTTCGGCGGCCAAAGCGTCCTGACCTACGAGATTCCAGCGGCGAGCTTTTTCATCCGCCAACAGAATTCAGGTTTGAACCGGAGGCTCAGTGAAGATTCCCGGCTCGTCGATTGAGAAATGCAAACACGGCATTTATCTCGCATCGCCGGAAGAACGAAAGACCGACGTTGCTCGCTACTGTACGCTCTGCACGCCCGGCCACGACCTGTCGGAGCAGCGCAGCCCGATGGCTCCCGCTTTGCCGCCATCTGAATCGCCGGTCAAGCAGAGCGCGGACCGGAGCTCGTGCCCGAGGTGCGGCAGCGACACGCACTATGTGAGCGCGACAGGAAGGTATTGGACGTGCTCTGAGTGCGGTCACGAATGGAAAGCCGCGCGGCATCTTCGCAGCAAAGCAGTGGTTTCGATTCGGAGAATCACGACCTCAAGGGAATCTGATGTTTGAAAAGAATCTTTTTCGCGTTGGCATGAGCCAACTCGGCCATGAAGACTTGGCACGCACGCATCGCAAGGAGTTCAAACGGCGTCATTCGCGCTGGACGCCAACCTGGTCCGCCAGCGACGCCAAGATTCGGCTTGTTGTTTACGAGTACCTCGCCGCGTACATCAAAATGAACCGAATGGACTTTCCTCCTGGCGCATCGCTGCGTGACCTCGACAAGCTGTGCAGAGACGGGCAGAAGAAGCAGTGTCGAGGCAGCAACCACAACTGGTCCGAACACATTCGCACGACGCAAAATGGCCTCGCATCCCGCGCGACTCTGGTCATCTACAAAGCATACAGAGAAGGTCTGAGGGCGACCGACATCGCCGAAGTCCTCGAGATGACGCCGAATGCTGTTCGGCAGTTCTTGATGAGGCTCAACCGCATCGCTCGCCGTTTGTTCCCTGCTGAGGACAACTTCGCGCCGATTCACAACGCCAGGAAGGAACCCAAACCGAGAAACCCACATTACAGACCGCCTTTCAAGTTCGGCGAGACCGAGCCAACTCAGGAGTTGTTGGCCATTGCAGCGAGGTTCAACGCGGGCGAGAGCTGCATCTCCCTGGCCAAGGAATTCAAAGTCAACAAAGACACAATGCTTACCTCGATGAAGAGATTCGGCTTACAGACGCGAATCGCGACGCGCCTGGCTGCCCCACCTGACGGGACCCTCAAAGCTCTTGCTGAAAGGTGCAAAGCCGGCGAGCCGTGCTCGAAGCTCTGTAAAGAGATTGGGAGGTCGGGCGACACGCTTTACAGCATGTTTCGAACTCGCAGACTCATTCCTGTCGGAATGGGGAGGAAGCGCACACAGTTCAAGCCGAAAGACCGGCTCTTGAGTGGCGACGAGCTAAGCGCCATCGCCGAGAGATGGATTGCAGGAGAAGAATTGCAGGACCTCTCGAAGGAGCTCGGCATGAAACGCTACACGCTACACGCGAGGCTGTGGCGCGCTGGCTATCGGCGCGGCTACAAGAACAGGTATCGGAGGTTCGCATGTCAGACATCGTGACCGTGAAGATTAAAGGGCTGGACGAGCTTCAAAAGACGCTGCAAGTGCAGTTGCCGAAGGACGCCAAGCTCGCGCTCCGCATCGCGCTGAGTGCTGGCGCTGGAGACGTAAAGCGCGCAATGGAAGACGACGCGCCGGTTGAATCGGATGGCGGCGCTGACAGCGGATTCTTGAAGAAGAACATCCGCACGAAGGTCACGCTGCGACGCAATGACTTGGCCGGCACGGCGAAGATTGGCCCGACGAACGCGGTCTACCCTGGCCGCGGAGGCAAGCGCGGGAGCGTCAGCTTCAAGACCAAAACCGGGCGAGTCATCAATTTTATTTCCAATCACGCTGGCGCAGTGACCGCGGCGGCTGTAGGCAGGTTCTTGGAGTTTGGCACTCGCAAAATGGCAGCGCATCCGTGGATGACGAAAGCGTGGGAAGCATCGAAAGAGAAGGCGTTCAATCACATCATCGCCAAGCTGAAAGAGACGCTGAAATTGTCGTAACAGTTTTCGAGGTGATTTATGTCAGTCATTCAACACAAGAGCGCGCAAACGACCGCTCAAAATCTTACGGTGACTCTTGACTCGCCGGTGGTCGCGGGTAACCTGCTCGTCGCGGTCATCGGGTTCAGTGCCTCCAACTCAATCAACGGATTCAGTCACGACTCAAACCCTTCGACCAGTTTCTTCCTTCTTTCCGAATGCGTCGCCAGTTTCGACAATCTTGAAGCCTACATGCAGATTGCGCTCCTCAGCGAGTCCTACGCGCTGACGGTCGATTTCGCTAATAACGACGGCATAGGAAAGCACATTCACCTCTTCGAGGTCAGCGGCTACGACACGTTCGACATGCAGGCTATCAACAGCCAGGTGAGTATGAATCCCTCCGTTGGTCTGAGCGGCAACACGTCTCGCGCTGCCGAATTTGTCCTCGCGGCTTTTCTGGACGCAACGCATACGGTTGAACCGTTCACGGCTGGCAGCGGCTATACCGCAGGCGAGACCACGAACACAAACTCCTTCTCGATGTTCACCGAGTACAAGGAAATCTCGTCAATCGGACAGCCGTCAGCTTCGGCGAGCATTCCAAACTCCGACACGGTCCTCTCCCTCATCGTGACCTTCTACAACTCAGGCAGCCCGGTTCCACCGCCGCCTCCGGGAAGCGGAATCTTCCTCGGCTCAGTTCGCGTCGTGAGCAGCGCGTCAGCAGGAGCGAGCAATCCATTCCTTGGCACAGTGAAAGTCGTCGGCAGCGTGCCGGCAGGAGCAAGCAACCCTTACCTCGGCCAAGCTGTTGAAGTGAGCTCAGCGCCAGCAGGCGACACGAATCCTTCGCTCGGCGAGGTCGTAGTCGTGGGCAGCGCGCCAGCAGGCAACACCGACCCATTCCTTGGCAGCGTTATCAATACCTAACGGCCATGTGGACTCGCAAGTGTCCGCGATGCAACGCGCCACTGAGCAAGCCGCATCCGCCCGACAAGCCCGTCAGGTGTTGCTGCGGCTGGACCTGGAAATAGAGCCTATCTGATTGTGTGACTGGTTACGGTTACATGGAAATTTTTGTAACCGTAACCAGCACACGAGGTTATACTTCTAATGTTTAGGTTTAAGAAGCACCATAGGGCCGAGCAGTTTCGCCCGGCCCCGTTGCCCTTCCTGATTGTAGCGTGCTACTTGTGGCACTTCAAACAAAGACCGCTCGCCAGACTGAAGACCGTCCTTTCCTTTTCGCAGCCGATGCAAACAACTGGCGCGCCGTGCCTAACCACCAACCCGAGTTTGCGCGACGGATGCTCCACGTCCGCCATCGTTGCAACAGGCAACGGCTTCTCCGAACACGGAACGCACATCGCGCCGACCGCTGTACGAACGAACGCAAACTTCGGAACCTTGCACTGCGGACACATGACCGCTTGCTTGCTTTTCAGGACTTGCAGGGTTTCGAACATTACTTGTTCACCGCCTTCTTGGCAGGCGTCACGGTGAGTTTCCCGCTGATTGTGTTGACGTGGAACACGGTCCCATCGCTTAGAAGAAAACGCTGATAGTGACCGTACTTGCCGGACTGGTTGAGGAGCTGCTTTTCGACTGCTCGCTTGCCCTTGTACTGGCGGACTATCTCGTCCACCTGTGCTTGCGTGAGTACGTTTGCCAT